GCCTTCAGGCTGCGGAGCCTTAAGCCCCGGCTTCCCCGGATTGGCTTTGTTGTAGGACGCACGCCCCTTGGCGTTCAGCCCGCCCTTTTCGGACTTGCCTTCCTTACGCGTCCAAGCCGGGGTCTTAGCCATTAGACCATCTTTCCCTTGGTCTTGCCTTTCTTGGCGATACCGTCAGCACGGGTGACCTTACCGCCCTTGGCGTACTTACGGACCTTACTGCTTTCCTCCATATCGCGCATCTGTTTCGGCGTCGGCTCCTTTGGCAAACGGCGAACGCTCTTCATGGTCTCACTCAGCGATGGGAGAGTGCTCCGCGTAGCAGGCATGGGTTTCTTTTTTGGCTTCGGACCTACGCCCATACGGAGCATCTCGTCGCGGTTCATCTTTTCCGCGCGATCACCACTCTTCCGAGACTCCTCCATGGACGGCATACCACCGTTAGAATACTTCTTCATACGAACCGTCCCTTCGTCTTACCCTTGGTGGCGCAGCCGTCTGCGCGCTTGGAAGCGGTGGAGCCGCCCTTGGCCATCTTCTTGACCTTGCCACCCTTCTTGAATGGGATAGCTGCGCCAGCGCCAATAGCGCCACGGCGACCGACGCCGAGTGATACGCGCTCACCACCTTCCCCACGGATAGTAGGACCAAGATAGCCAGCAGTACGCGCAATCGGCATGGGAGTACGGGCTGGAGCCAAACTCCTTACGGGAGCGGGCATACCACCGCCACTACCCGACATCGACGGACCCATACCACCGCTGGACGGGCCACGAGTCAGAGAAGCAAGGTTGAAGTTCTGTGGGCGCATACCCTCGACGATGAGTTCCTCGTCTACCCCACCACCATCAGCATAGCGCTTCTTGCGCTTCTTCATCATGCTTGGGCTTCCTTCCAGTTCAAACGGACGCCGTTAAGCGTAACCGCACCACCTGTGTTGTTCGAAACGACCACGTACAGGACGTCCGGGCCGTCAGGGTAGAAGCCAGCTTGAGAGGTTGGTACCGTGTTCACGGTACCGCCACCAAGGATCGAATTACCCAAATCACGGACGTTGCTGAGATCAATCGAGTTAACACCACTCGAATAAAGAGCAGTAACCGACTCACCACCCGTGATCGTCGCCGTGTTGCTTGTATTGATCGCAACCTGCGCCAACGACGAAGTGACTTGGTTACCCACAGCAACCGAGCCAAATGCACCAGTGAAGCCGGTGCAGAAACCGTTGAGGATTAGGTTGACGAGCAATGCGCCCGACGAAACTGCGGCCATGTCGGAAAGCTGCAACTGCATACGGTTGACGATTTCCTTAACCCCGAACAGACCCGTCGTGCCATTATCGACCGAAGGGGCAACGCGAATAGCAAGGATCGGAACCGTGGTACCGTTGGAGATTGAGACAGATGCAGTTGCACCATAGTTGAACACCAGCGACTTATCGTCGTCGAAGCTACCGTCCATGATAACCGACGAACCCCAGTGCGACATCGAGGCGTTCGTATCAGGCGAAGCAAACTCGACTTGGACCGGAGCCGTTGCCGAGAAGGTGAACGACTGCGCGGTGACCTGACCACCTGTCTGTGCGCGAGTAACAACCCTGAACGACGTCGCGTTGATTACCGCATACGAAATATGCTCGACAACACCCGTTGCCGCAGCAGCAGATACCCGGAGCGTGCCGGTTGGAGCAAAGCCAGCCGTGCTTGCGACGTTGATTACCGTACCTGCGCCGCCTGTACTAAGGCTGGCGGTCAGGAAAGTAGACGGAGCGGTACCGTTCGACTCGTAGCGTGAACACATGTTGCCCGAGCGCATATACGCTTCGTACTGCAAGTTGTTGTTGGTCTGCTGGTAGACGTAGGTGACTTGACCCTTACCTGTACGCATACCCCAGCGGACGAAGCCAGCACCATACCACGAGTAGTCGATGTAGAACATCTGCATCCGGGTAAGGTCGAGCGTATATCCAGACGGACCGGTGCCATCAAGCGGGTCCAACCACTGCGACTGCGGAACGCGAGTATCTACCGTCTTGGAGATAAGAACGCCAGCACCAGTAGCGTTAAGCGTAGCACCACGGTACTCGGGGGTAATGAGCATCGAAGTGTCACTAGTGATGTTCTGTACGCGGTAGGACTGACCACGGATAACGATATAATCACCCGGCTTCAGTTGGCTGCTAAACACAGTGCCAGTGCCCGTCACGGTGGCTGAACCGTTGGTGACCGTTGCTGTGCCGTTGATCTGAATGACACTCTGCCGCCACACGGCGTACAGCGTCTGCCCGTCATACTCGAAAAACAAGCCATTCTGCGTATCAAACATACCGATACGGTTAGACGAACCGTACCATGTGTTCGGGCTGACCCGGATCGGGAAGCCGGTAGCGGGAGACACACCCGGAGCGTAGTTAGACGTATAGGTCAACGAGTTGGCGGTCGGCACCGAAGCAACGGTCCACGTACCGTTATACTGAAATTGATCGCAACCCGAAACAATGATCGTCGCACCGGGAGCGACGTTGTGAGCAAAACGGGTGTTCACCGTCACGGTCGTACCCGAAGAGGTCACGCTGGTAACAAACAGGTTCGGCTTCAGCGAGGTGCCCGTCGAGAACTGAAGGCCCTTACCCGACTGATAGCGGAAATAGCGGCGAGTCTGACGAATAAGCTGCGAGTTAGGGGCAATCGAGCCAGCCGAGAAAGCCACGCCACCGTCGAACGAGCGCGACTCCACATACCCAGCAGGGCGAGCATAAAGCGTGATGTTGTTGGCCACGTTGGTCAGCGTGCCGGTGGGGGCCGTAGGGACCACAAACGTGAAAGTGTTGTTGGTCGGGGTGGTTGCCACCACCCACGCGCCGTTGATAGCGCCGCCAGCGCTTGAGGTCGTGCCACGCACATAGATCAGCGAACCTGCCGCCAGACCATGAGACGAAGTAGTAGTGCAGGTGATGGTCGTGCCCGAGTATGTAAACGCGCTGGTTGAACCCAGCAGAATACCAGCGCCGCTGTAGAAGAAACCGACATACCCGTACGTCAGGGCGGGGTTGAAGCAGTTAGTAGCGCTAACAGCGACAGCCGTGGTGACCGTCATGCTGTTCGTGCCGCCAGCGACAGTCCACCACCAGCCGTTGGCGTTAGGATCACCAGCGTTCTGGATGTAGATTGGCGTGTTAGCAGCGACTACGAACGTACCCGCAATTGTCATCGTCAGGCCCGAGCCGGTGATCGACGTGATCGTCAGCGGCTGCTGCGGGGTAAAATAACAGCTTTGGCGGTTGTTCTGGAGAGAAACTGACTCCCACTTCGTCGGCTGAGTGCCATACTCGAAGTCAGTGTCGATCAACGCCTGCGGCTGCGAAACACGCATCTTACCGACCGGGTCCTGCGCCACAGGTGCCGCAACCGTATAGATGGCACCGTTGCTGACGCCCATACCAGCAGACGCTACACCTCCAACGGGGAGCGACTTATTAGTGTTAATGTCAGCGACGGTGAAACCAGTCATTATGCAACATCCTTCTGTGGGGGGACGATCATCGGGTAGAGAACGTCCTTACCAAATTCACCTTCGTACTCTTGCACACCCATGTGACCCAGCTTGATGCTTGGATCGACCCAGACTTCAAACCCATGCGAGCGAACACGGTCACAGAAGAGATAATCTTCTCCAATGTAACCTTCTTCGGTCAGCATGAAATCGAACATGCAGGGGACGGTGCGCCCAGAGCGCTCATCATAATAGCGCCACTCGGGGTGGGCTGCGTCGAGGGTCTCAAACACGTCACGACGGACCATCATGAAGGCAGTAGCTACGCGCCTTGCACGGACGAGACCCATGCCGTTCATCGTAAGCTGATTGTCCGCATCGTAATCCAACGTGCCGATGTAGGTCTTTGTCGTGCTGCGCGTACGCGGCACACCAGCAACAATGCCCTTCTTGGGGTCTGAGGTCCAAGCCATCAGGCGAAAAACATCTTCAGCTTCAAAGTTGATGTCGCTGTCGATGAACATCAGGTCCGTGCAGTCGGAGTCCAACAGGTCCTGCGCGAGCAGGTTGCGGGCACGGGAGACAACAGAGCAGCCGCAAATGCTACCGATCTGAATATCAACCCCGTGCTGCTGGGCTTGCTGCGCGAACCGGGCCAATGAAATAGCGAGCTTCAGGGAGACCTTGAAGTCGTAGGCGGGCAGCGCGATAAACACACTGCGCCCCGCTAGATCGTAGGCTTTTTCGTTCTGCATGGCTCACCTATTACTAGTTGTAGAGAACCTACTCTTAGCCGTTAGGAAGCACCGAACACAAGAACGCTGTACGACGCCGAGGCCGGATCGACCGCAGACGCCGTGATGTTCGACGCACGAACCGTGACCGTATTGGTTGCCGAGACAAAAGCGTTGAAGACGATACCGGCAGTGGGGGCAGCGGGGAGGGCTAGAGCAACCTCGTCACCGACAGCCGCACCAGTCACGGTGATGGTCAGGTCGGCCTGAGAAACGGCAGAGATAGATGGGAAGTCCAGTGTAGCGGAAGCCGTACGCAACTTTGTAAGCGTAGCGCCAGTGGTAATCGCACCGGTAGTGGCGTTGGTCGTGATAACCTGAAAGCCGTTTTCGGAACGTACCGGACCTGAAAAGGTAGTGTTAGCCATAACAATATCTCCGTGTAGTAGCACATTCCCACACCATCGCTACTACGTCTGCTAGGACAGTTGGTGCGGGATAAAACCCTAGTAGGTGTAAGGTATACACCGCATAAAAGAAAAGGGGAAGAGGTTTCCCTCTTCCCCCTCTTGGTTCTTACGAAGAACCGGGCGAGCCGAACATACCCAGCGGGTCCGACCAGCCGAAGCTATAACGCTCACGAGCCTTATAGCGGACGTTACCGGTGTCGAAGTCACCATCCATGCCCGTGCTCATCGGAGTACGAACAAAGTGCTTCAGACCGTTCGGCACGTCAGTCGTCAAGAACCAAGCGTTGGTGTCGGTCAGGAAGTGGTTAACGGTGTAACCTTCCGGGATCGAACCATTGTTCTTGATGGCGTTGATGTCGTTATCGGCGGTGCCGACACGCAGTTCCGTCTCAAGGAGGCGGGTTGCAACGAACATCAGACTCGGCGGGATGACCAGCTTCTTCGGCTTAGCCGCGATCAGCAGGCTACGTTCGTCGGTCCAAGCGGCAATCTGAATGACTGCAGCTTCAAGCGACGTTTCGTTAAGGTCAGCCGGGGTCGAAGGACGGTTGCTGTTGACACCGCCCGAGACCAGCGGGTGAGCCGTCGAGAACAGCGCCTGACCATCACCACCGGGGAAGGAGGAGTTGAAGCCGTTGTTCAGGACCGCAGCGCCCTTGGTCTGCTTGGTGTAAGACATCGCACGGGCGAGGGCCTTGGTATAACGAGCCGACAGGCTGTCATACAGGTTGTCTTCAATCGCTTCTTCAGTCAGCGAGAACCCGAGGGCAATCGTTTCGTGGGTGTAGCGAGCAGTGAAGACTTCCTGACCGTTGTCGTATGCAATGGCCGAACCTTCGTTCTTAACCGGAGCAGCCGAGAAGCCCGACAGCTTGGTTTCTTCTTCGAACGAACGCTCAGAAGTCTCCGTTTCGAAGATTTCCTTATGCTCTTCGCCGTAGCGTGCATATTCCAGACCGAACAGGGCGTTCAGACCGGGGAGAAGCTCTTTGAGGAGCTGTGCGCGTGAAATTGCCATGTGTTAGACTCCCCTTACACGCCGGTTGGGTTGAGGTAGCGGTGCATACCTTGGTTCCACTTGACCACAACTTCCGTGAAGGAACCTGCGGACGACTGGGTTTCAGGAATGACATCAATGATGCGGATTGGGAACGTCGAGGTCGTACCCGTGGTGCTGCTGACAGCAACACGCGAGTCACCGGTGATGGTGTTACCGGTGTTCTGAACCAGCACAGCGTTTTCACCGACGTTTGCACGAGTGACAAAGCTAATGGTGGTACCGCTCGACACCACGGCAACCTTGAACAAGCAGTCCGGGTCGTCCTGCACGTATGCAACGACGTCGGTGATGTTCGTGGTACCGGGGTAGAACTGACGGAAGGTCCGACCAAAGGACGGGTCCGTGTAGGTGCAACCAAGGAAAACGCCCACCGGAGTGGCCGCGTTCGTACCAGTATCCAGCGCAAGGGTACCGGTGCTGGCCAGCGTCACGACGTCACCGAAATAGATGGCCGTCGAGGAGTTGGTAGCAATCGGGATTTGACGCGTAGCACTGGCAAAGACCTGACCACCGATCAGGTTAATTGGGATGAGTCCGTACGGACCATCAAGCGTGGGGTATGCCATTTCTAAGCTCCTAGCTTATCTGCCTGAACCAAATGACGTTTTGGTGTTTCGCTCCTTGAAGAGCGGCATCCTCGGGTCATTCTCTCGCATGAAGTTGTTATCCACGGACTCGTTCTGGGCATGGGTCTTTTGCTCGAAGTGCTCTCGACGCTGATCCATAAACTCAGACGGTACCTTGCACAGCAACAAACCTGCGACTTCGATGTTGTCTTTGAAGCGGCTGTCCGGGTCCACCATGAACTTAAACTGCGGTTGCTCTTCGATCTTCACCGGTTCCCAACCTTCGCGGAGGGCGGCAGAGATGTTACGAGCATCGTTCTGGCCGAGCGTGGAAACACGCACCCAACGGTACGCATATCCCGGCTGCTTGTCCGGTTCGGGCAGCGTTGAAGCTGGTTGCCAAACCTTCGGGCGCTCTGCCTGTTCACGACTTTGACGGGGCGCACGCGCCACATCGACCTCATTCAAGTCATCCAAAAGCTTACTCTGTGCCATGATTAACGCTCCATCTTCATAACTTCCCGAGCATATTGCTCAGGGGTGAGACCCAGTTTCTTAGCGATTGTAAGCTGGGACTGTTTCAACACGATCTTTTTGGAGGATGTGCTGCGGGAAGCTGGTGCAACCACGGGCGCAGATTTGGGCTTCGGAGTATCCGAAACTTGCTTCTCTGACTCCCCGAAGTACTCGGGGAAGCGCCGACTCATCGTTTTGTCGATGGTCTGCCAGTATTCGTCGGTGCCCACAAACTGCGAGCCACGTTCCCTCTCCAGCTTCTGGTGAAGCCCAAGAGCAGAGGCCGTCATCTCCGGGTCAACCCCCCACCACGTATTGCGCTCTTGCCACGCAGTCGTTTTGGAGTCCAACGTAGGAGCTTGGACCTGCTGTTGAGGGGTTTGTACCTCTTCTTCTGGGGCTTGTAAAGTAGGTCTATAGCCTGCAAGCTGCTGAAGCTTATATTGCACGGCGTTAAGCTTCTCCTGCGCCTCAATAACGCGATCAGAGTCACCTGCTTCGTACGCATCTTTATAAGCACGGCGGGCATCTTGAAGCTCAAGCTCAGCCGACTGCTTGAAGCTGCCAACAAGAGTCTGCTCACCTTCAGAGAGCGAAGCTTTCAGCTTGCGGTTCTCTTCCAGCGCTGCACGGGCAGCGGCCAGAGCCTCGTTGTTCTCACGCTGATACCGCTCCTTCTCGCGGCGCTCATCGTGCCAGACCTTCTTCATCTGCTTGAGGCGGGTTTTGACCTTGTCGGAGTACTCTTCGAGTTCGTCGGCCTCCAGTTCCTTGACGATCTCCTCCGGCATAGGCGCACGACCTCGGTCGGCCTCCGGGGTATCGTCTTCAACCTCAATACTCGGCTTATCTGCGTCGTCCTCGACTTCCCACTGGATGTCGTCGTCACTTGGCTGTGTAGCCATCACTCATCTCCTTTGTACGGTTGCCCGTTTTTACCCGCGAGCGATCCCACGGGGGTCTTCAACGACCGCTTCGACCGAGTCATCATTGATGAGACGGAACTCGCGGCCATGAATTTTCACACGACTACCCGCATGGGGGCGCGTGAGGATGAAGTCGCCTTCCTTGCACCAAGCACCGGACGGGAACTTGCGCTCGTCTGCATAAGCGTCAGGACCAAGCTTGACGACGAACAGTACCGGGGTGGTAAGCTCCTCAAACTTCTTGGTTTCGTCGGCTTTGAACAGGCCGCCAGCGGTCTTTTCTTCCACTTCAGGGATAGCGCACAGGATGCGGTAGCCGGAAGGGTCGGGAAGCTGCGTGGCTCGATCTGCAACCGGAACTTCCGGTTCTGCGGGGGTTCTAACGATAGGTTTGCCGTGGAGGTTAACAAGCGCGGGTTTGGGCGCGCCAATAATCTCAGTCATTATCTTGTTCCATTCGTTGCGCGGTTTCCATGAGGAGGTTATTCGCCATCAGCAAACCGCGATAAATGCCGCAGGCGTACTTATAATCACCGAAGTCTTTGGCCTTACCCATGGCCGTGTCCAACTCGATGATTTTAAGCTCTTCTTGTACCTTGTTTGAGAGGTACTTTAGCAAGTCAATGCTCATTGTTATTCCTCAGTTTGCCCTTGGGAAGTATTGTTCTGGGTTACACTTGGGCGGCGCATAATCTCCATCTGGCTGCGCGCCACCTCGATGCCCATCCGAAGCCCTGCTTCTTGCTGTTGAGCCGACATACTGGCCTTATCAGTGGCCATTTTGGCACCAACCTGCATACCTGCGATCTCGGCCTGAGCCGCGATGCGCTTCTCCTCAAGCTCGATGCGGTCGTTCTTCTCCATGGCGTCAATGGCCATCTTCTGCTTCTTAAGCTCAAGCTCACCCTGCTTAATCTTAAGCTCCTCCATCTGCATCTGGACGATGGGGTCCTGCTGCGTCTGTTGGTTCTGTTGCTGCTGGGCTTCGGCTTGGTTCTTCTTCAGAAGCTGCTGGGCTGCTGCAGCAGCCAGACGCGAGACCTGAAGCTCGATGTCGGGTGACATCTCTGCATTGGGCGGCGGCATCGGGACACCTGCCTGCTCTTCGATCTGCTTGCGGTACGAGAACGCCAAATGCTCGTTAATGTGCGCCTGCATGGCAGCCTGCATCATCTGGGCGTTGGGGTTCTGACCCATCAACTGGGCCATCTTGGGGTCCTGCATCGCGGCCATGTGCACCGTGATGTGAGCCTCATGATCCTGATAAATGAACGCCTTAACTGGCTTCCCGTTGATGACGTCCATGTTCTCGGACACCGGGTCACGCGGCTTCATATCCTCGTCGTCCTTCAGCGGGACGAGCTTCTGGGCGTTCTTGATACCCAGCACGTCCAGCATCTGGCGGTGCAGGTACGGCATGTCGTAAATCTGCGGGGCACCCTGCGCCAACTGCAGCACAGCTTGGTACTGCACGATCTTCTGCGCCATGGTGGCAGCGTTGGGGTCCGACACGGGGATGACCGTGACCATGTCATAGTCGGCCTGCTTAGCCCGACGACCGCCCTCTTCCGGCTCGTACGAGTAAGAAGTGGGTGTGTAATCCCGGATGATGCCCTTGAGGAGCTTGAACTCCTGCTTCATCGAGTAGTGGATGCGCGCCTGCACAGCCGACATGGTCTTGAGCGTGCGCTCAAGGATAGCCAGCGTCGTACCCACCGGGGCATTGGCCGACATATCGCTGATCTTCATATCAGCAGCGCCAGCGAAGCGACGGCCTTCCTCTACGATGGTGTTGAGGAGCGAATACAGGACTTGGCTAGGCTCTTTATACGGTAGCGGCATGATGTTGTCGCGCATCGTACCCGACGCCACATCCACGTCACGCCACTCAGCCGGAGCGATAGGCGTGTCGTCGCCCTTTACTCGAAGACCCTTAGTTTTAAACCCACCCGGTAGATTTGACAGAGTACCAGCATCAACAAGCTGACGAATAATACTGGTACCAGACTTAGCAAAAGCACCAATAAGATGGATAAGGCCAAAAGCATAGAAGCCAAATCCCGGAATGTATCCGTAATGGACGAAATGATTGCGCTTTTTCTTGAGTTCATCATCGGGGTCCCAGTTTCGGCGGATGGCGAGGATTGTACTCGTACCCTTTTCCAGAGTGACGATGTACGGAACAGCAATCTCAGCTTCGGCCTCGTCCTTGGCAAACTTGTCGTCAGGCAGGACCAAATCGACCTGCATTTCAAGCAGCTTGTAGCGGTCATCGGTCGATGCGCGGAAGCCCATCTTCTCGGCAATAGCCTTCTCGATCTCATCAAGGCTATCAACGGGGTCTTCAAGCTCGACGTCACGGTAGAACCCAGCGGCCTGCAGCTTGGCCATCTCGTTCGGGGTCTTCCGCATCACATGGGTGACGCGTCCAGAAACTTCCAAACTGGACGCGCCATAAGGTACAACGACGTCCTCGGCGGGTACGTACATTGCAGCCTGACGACCCAGTGACGGGTCGTAGTACACCTTCTTGAACGCGTTACCCGCGAGTCCCAGACCCCACAGCATCCGCTCGTGTTCTGGACGATACTCGACCATCACGTCGGTCAACTGGTAGTTCATGTCGTCTTGGACGCGCCGAGCGGCGTCTTTCTTCTCGGACGTTTCCTTACCGATAATCTCGGTTTTCACCGGCCCTGCAGCCGGGAACGTCTCCATCATGGTCTCAGCTTGGAACTTGACCAGAGCTTCGCTCAGCATCGGGTGGTAGATACCGCAAGCACCGGGCCACGGC